GATAGAAATCTTTATCTAATCCCCAAGCTTCTAATACATTGAAGACTTCATAGGGATTGTCTTTTCCTCCGTAGTGATCAGGTCTTGTAGCATCATTAACAATAATAATACGAGAACTAATATCAACAGGGGTACCAGAGATCTCCTCTTTAGAGCAGATGACTTTTTCATACTCTTGGGCTTCTTGACTAAAATTTACCATGTGATTGCAATATCATGCTCTCTGATCATAAGCTTAAGAGCTCCTTCAACATCAATTACTTCTGCTGTGTTAAGTGCATTCATCTGGAGATATACTTTATCCCCGACTAAAAACTTCTCAACTTCATCTCCAATAGCAAAGACTTTAAGTGCTGTCCACTTGCTTCTCATCTCTGCTTCTAACAATGCTTTATCTTTTTCAGATAATTCAAAGGCTGATTCTTTTACTTCAGGTTTATTTACTAGTATTCTCTTTCCGTGTAGTTTCATGGGTTTATTTTAGTGTGATTACTTTTACTACTGCCATCTGAGCATTAAGAATCTCTCCTACTGCATGATCAAACAACAAACTCTTTACTGGCACTTTAGCATCTGTAGAATATCTACGTTTTAATATCTCTGCTACTTGTGCCATTAGTTCTTTTACCTTTTGTACATCCTCATCTTCATGAGATGCATCCGGATCTAATCCTACTAACTGTTCTCCAAAACTTGGCAATCTTCTTTCTTCAATGCCATATTGTACTTGTTCTTCCATATATTTATCATATTTAATACGTGCTTCTAAGTTAGATTCTGACTCAGCTGTTAGTTTGCGCCATATGTCCAACTGATGTTGGGTCATGGTACAGGCTCAAACTCTTTATTAAATTCTACAGAATCATATATCTTAATTGACCCATTTTCTGTAAGTAATACATAATCATTTATATGAACCTTCTTTTGACCATGTTGTAAAAATATCCATAATCCATTACTCCTATTATAAAAAGCATTCTTTGCCCCAATAAGATCTAATATCTCATCTGCATTCTGTCCATTAAACTGAATGGCTTGCAACTTGCACATGATTGGTTTATAGATATATTCCATATCACAAATATAAAAAACTTTTTGAAATAAAAAATCCCTGGTAGTAATTGTTGATCAGACACACTTACCAGGGAGTAGTTGAACTAAATAGATATCAAGGTACCATCAACCCATATCATTCAACTCAATGTCCTTGACCTCTATACAACTTCTTGTACTTCTTAGAACTCTTGAGTTTGGATGTCTTAGTCTTTGCATGTACACCCGGACGAGAAACTTTCTTCTTCTCTAGCTTGGTTAAGCTTTCTTTAATCTTTGCCATAGTATATTAGTTTATACTATAAGATACAAATTATTCTATTTCATAGAACATATTTTCGGTATCTTCTGCGCCCCATTTAGTATGACTTTCACAATGATAGAATTTTAGATTTAACTTATAATCAGGAATTACCTTAAAAGGTTCTGATACCATACTAGGCTCATTCCATAAAATTCTATTATTGGGATATATACAAAAATGTCCAGAGTCTAATTCTATAACATGACCCATCTTATGTTGACTTGGTTCTTCAGCATAAGAAGTAGAAATACTAGCACTACTATCCGCATTCCAATCTAATGTAAATCTATATCTACCTTCTACCTTTTGTTTATTCTTCAAGTATACCTGGCATCTTTTTCCTTTAAGAAACATAAACTGCGTTACGCTAGGTGTATAAGAAAAACAATCCCACAATTGCAGTATGTGAAAATCAAGATGGGGTGCATCAGGTTTTTCAAATGGTACTAAAGCTGATACAGGTATCTTATCATACACAGCGCCTATGTCAGTCATTACTACAAACAAAGCCGCAGTTCCCTGGAGACTCTTAATAGCAAAAGCTGTTCCTTCAACTAATTCTCCATGATGTTCTTCCAAGTTATATAAATACTCTTTTCTAATATAACATTCTATAGGAGGTATATTAATATTCATAGCATTTTAAGTTTGGTTTTTATGAGATTCCCCGGGGGAGAACAAATGAAAAAAGAACCCCCGGGCAATCTACCTGTAGCATTGTAAAGATATGTATTTCTAGGGATATGAACTACGGGGTGGAGAAATTTAACATATGAGGGGGGGAGGTGGGTCATATGCAACAGACCCCCCGGCCCACGCCAGGATTGGGGGTACCCCCTATCTTTTTTGAACAGCTCATGACCTATTCTGATTATATTATGTGTTGACACAAAGATCAACAAGGGTTAGTTTGTGAATGGTTCTACCTCAAACATGTGCTCTGGCGAAACCACCAACTCCTGTGTAAAAGCAGGAGTTCTTTTTTCTTCAACAGCTCATTACCTATTTTGATTACTAATACTATATATCATGGAAAAGAGAAACAGTTTATTTGTAGTAGCTTACTTTACTGTAGGTTTATTAGGCGGATGGATCATTGGATCTGTTGCACCAGTTAATGGCTTGAAGCCAACACATATTAAAGCAGAGTATTATTTGGAGTTAAAACCAAATGATCTTGTGATAATAGAAGATTGTGGTGGTAATACTATTCAGTGTCATATGGATAGCATCCCAGCTGTATTGTTGAGAGATAACCTGTAACAGGGTTATCTTCTCTACTATATATAGAACAGCTCATAACCTTTTTTGAACCAATTAATACACTTACCATGTTTGCAATTTATTTTATCCAAGCTGTAACCAGCAGAAAGAAAGACCTTATTGATGAACTTGATGGAATTATGATCCTCAAGTTTGGAGAAGGACTCACACAAAAATCAGTGAATGCACTGTGTTCTATGAGTGAAGAGTCCATTGAAGACATTATATCTCAAGCAAAGAGACATGATGTGGTAGGTTTAATCATAGAAGAGGACTAAGGTCCTCTTTTATTTTTTTCTTAACAGCTCATAAACTATTCTGATTAAAACTATATATTATGGATGAAGTAACAGTACAACTCACATGGGATGAGTTAAAGGCAGTTCTTGCTGCAGTGAAGTATGTCACACGACAAGTGGACAGTGATAAACTTGAAGAAGCATATATCAAGTTAAGCACACAGTATAAGGGAGTCTAACTCCCTTTTCTTTTTAAACAGCTCATAACTCTTCTTGAATTTTAAAACCTATTGTTATGTTATATGCACACTTTATTGGGTATGTATCTGAAATTAGATATGCCCACAACAACACACCATTTGTTAAATGTTTGGTCAGAACAACTGCTGGAGAAAATAGAATTATCAGAATGTTTGGAGAAGATAACTTCCTAAACCTTGATGAATACTCTCTTATAAGCATTACAAAGACTGAAATAACAGGAGGCTTTTGGAAAGGCCATAGTTTCCACAATGGTAAACGTGTTGGCTTTAGTAAAAGAAAATTCCATAAGCCAATGGAGTTTAGTATTGCTAATGGATTTGACTTAAGCTCTCTTAATTGAGAGCTTTTGTTTTGTCTCTACTACTATATATAGAGAAATGAGACCCTTAATTTGTAACTGCCTGATAATCAAGGGTAGTGTTAGGATTGTCTATATATAGTAGTAAAGGCTTCGCAGCTTTAACTAACAGCTCATAACCCATCTTGATATTAAGGTAAAGTGGTTGTCCTATCCACATTTAAAGCAGGGTTTATACGTTCAGTTCAGTAGTACACTTATATCATTAGGGGGTTTAGTCCCCCTTTTTTCTTTTGGGTTCACTTCGTTCACAGCTTTAGTTGAACAGCTCATTACCCATCTTGATATTTATTGTTTAACTAAAAATTCTTAAAAAATGGCAAATTTTTCTAACACTCGTTCTATTGTTGCATTCCAACAATTATTAGGTGCTACAGGTATTGAGGTAGTTCCTAACAAGAATCCTAATGAAGATGGCACTCAAGGCTACCATGTGCGCTTCATGAAAGGTACAGAAACTCTCTCTCGTACCTTGTTAGCCAAATCTCTTGGCAAAACCTTAACTGCTGATTTGCAAGTCTCTGATTATGAGGCAGTAAATCAGAAAACAGGTGAGGTTATCAAGAGTAAGATGATTCACAAAGCTGGTGAACAAGCACCTGCAGTGGCTACATTTGACTTTTCAGGTGTGGCAACTATGGCTGTTAACAGCTAATAGTGGGTTAAAGAATAGCACTCGGACTTATGTCTGGGTGCTTTCTTTTTTTACTTCAGCTGTTGTTATAAAATGGCACGAATCCTAGTGTGGACGGGGCTTACAGGAGAATTGGGTGAAAACCTCTCTCCCTTTATTCACTACTTGCTGTTGTTATAAAATCTTACTGAAGGCTTACAGAACAGGAATATATAGCTAAAACAACATAAGTATCAACATGAGTACTATACAAGTATTCTATATCTATATACATTACTCTTATCTCTATATATAGTATTATTACTATTACTACTACTATATGTAAGAAGACAGTAAAAGGATCCGGAATACATATTTAGCACCCTATTTATAAACCAATAACCCTGACGTATGATTGAAAACATTAAACTCACAGGAAGATTTGCAATGTTAGTGCTAACTGCAATCTTCTTCGAAGGGCTGCTAACATTAGGCAGTGCCTTCAACTTTGAAAGCTATGGTCCAATAGCTTGGATAGTACAAGCATTAGTACTTGTTCTCTGTATATGGGGAGCAGTAGAATGGACAGAAACTGAAAACAAAAACTAATTAATTATAATACTCTCATCCAAGCAGGTCTATAATGTCTAACCATTTGGAAACACATTATATTGCAAGGGTTGCAACCTTGTGAGAGTACAAAGTCAGTTTGTTTGGAGATTGTTCTGACTATAAACTAGTGAATCTATCCTATCCAGTAAGCTACTGGCGTTGGCTCACCATAACAGACAAGTGAGAGGCTTTAGTCCATATGCCTTAAGGACTGAACTAATGCACCATTTCTACTTCCCAAGGGTAGACAGTTTGTAAGTCTTGAGCAGTCCAAGACGTATGTGATTATGTGGAACGTATGCCATACACACGGGGTGAATCGGCACTCCTACAAACTGAGTGCAGAGGGGTTATTGGGAGCATGTGACCATGAAATAGGCATGCATATTTAACCAGGTACAATTATAACTCTTAGTACCAACCAACCTAGGGATGTGAGTTACCCGAATTGTTATGGAAACAAAAAGATTGTCCGTTTATAGTGCGGGGCTGAGAAGATCTGAAAGCCAACACTATTTATTTGATTGTATTCTATTTATTTACTTACTTAATTTTTATTCTGATTATGAAAAATCTATCTACAAAAGGACTTTCTATGTCCCAAGCACAATCTATTTCTAACTTGTGCAATCAACGTGCACAGGAAATGCAACGTGAGTTAGACTCTTATAATGTCTCTAGTAAATCAATTAAGATTGGTGATGAGACATTTGAGTTAGAATCTGCATATCCTATGCCGTCTGCTGTTCTTGAGTTACTCAAAGAGAAGAGTAAATTACATGCTACTCAAGCATTCTTGATGGAAGCAATCAGAGAGAAAGCTGACATCATTACAGAACTTGAAAGTTCAAGATTTGATAGCTCTAATCTGGTAGAGCCTGAGCGTCCAGAGTATCCTGATATTCACATCAGTAACTCTGTAGGTGAGAATTGGGGTTGGTCTCAGCTTACTGCTAGTGAGTACAATGAGTATTTAATGGCTGAAGCATATGCTGCTCATCTTGGTCAATTTATCCACAAAGGTGGTAAGTTAACTCAGATGCGTAAGCAGTTAGCTGATCTTCCTGCTATTGAGTGGATGAATGTTAAAGATGGTGAGAAAACACCAGTTAAGATTCAGAAGCATCATACTGCACAGGAGTTGCTTGCTATTCATGAGCAAATTGCTAATGAGCATAGAACTTATGAGCAACGTGTAAACTATTACAAAGCCAAGGTTAAGAACTTGGTCAGTGATGAAAATGCACGTATTCAGAAGGAAAATGCTGATAAAGCAAAAGCTTTTGAATTAGAGGAGCAACGTATTAATGAAGAATACAGAGCTGCTATGAATACATACCGCACTCAGTTAATAGCTGAGACTTCATCTTTTAGTGCCAAGCGTGAGCAGGCAATTAAGGATGCTGCTGCACTAAGAATTAGTGTTGATCCTAGATTTCAGGATGTAATTGACATGTTCATTATTCCTGAGAAATAGGAGCTTATAGGTGAGCAAGAGATAGGCAGAAGCTGATTCTCTTGCTCTTTACACCTAGTGATAAAGATCCCAAGATATAGCAAGAACGGGTTATGCACCCTTACATTCTTAAGATTTATTAATTATCTTATACCGAAACCGTTTCTCTTCAAACTTTTACTGAGATAGAACTCTCTGTCAGACAGGTTACTGCAGATAGACTTGCAAATTGGCTGACACACTCTAGACTTAGTTTTTGTTTTTGCCTTTGAAGAAGAGAAAGTCTTTGACTTAGATTTTGAATTTATCTTTGGCTATATATCTTTATCACTAGGAGACTATTTTATTTAACTAAAAATTATACTATGCAAAAATTAGTTATACTCTGTGCTATTATTGCACTTACATCTTGTTCTACATCTAAAAGTTGCCATACAAAAGGTGTTTATGTAGACAAGTCTGTTAAGAAAGCACAAGCTAAACCAAGGTCTTATTAAATAAATGTTGAATTATGTTAGGAAAAAAGAAACAACAGTTAGGGAATTTAAAAATTGAATGGGCTGAATTAGAATGGGAAATTGCAGAAGCAAAAGTTGCTGATGCTGACCCAGATGTAAAAAGCTATCACCTTGGTGAGCTTCAATGCATTCAAATGGCTATTGAAGAACAGATTGATGCTCTTGAGCATGAGATTGCAATGTTTCCACTTAAACTCATGTTAGGTGGATTTGTTATCTTTGTTATTGGTATGACAGTCTATATGATGTCATAGTAATAATGGTCCTGTAGCTCAGCTGGATAGAGCAAAACACTTCTAATGTTTAGGTCACAAGTTCGAATCTTGTCAGGATCACTAAGCCTCTAGATGACTAGGGGCTTTTTTATGTTTTATTTATTTATTTAAAGTTCTGATTATGAATGTGTTAGGAAAATTATTCAACAAGAAGAAAACTTATCCAAAGGATAATAATTTTGAAGTACTTATTATTGGTGAGGACAAATCTGATTTCCAAGAGATGCTTGGGATTACAGATGTGAGAAAAGAAGAGTTGGTAAAATTAGCTCTTATTAGTTACAAAAATGAAGATCTATTTACTTCCTCATGTAAAGCAGTTGTAGCTGAGTGTACTCATATTAATGAGGTTGTATTTGTAATGACTGTACTTACTAAGATAAGAGAAGTAGAATGCAATCCATTTGCTGCACTATTGGGTAAACTTAGTGATGGAGAGTAAAGTCTTTACATCAGTTATTGGGTTTAATTTTGAGCTCAATCTGGTAGACAATGATGGTCATCCTGTAAAAGTAGGAGCAAAGAGGATAGAATATCTATCCTCTGATGTTCCCAATGTGGGTACCAAAATTGGTGGAGAATCATGGTTCACTAACTTTAATGAACCTTTGTTAAGTAAAATTAGAGATTATAGGAGGAGAAATGACTAAAATTAAAGTAGAACTAGAAGAAACAGATTTGTTTAATGCTATTAAGAAGATCCTTGATCATCCTAATAGAGTAGAGATAGCAAAAGTATTAACTAGTATTATTGCACCTCATGAAAAAGTATCATCTATATTTTTCAAGACATACTTTGGTGGTTCTGCACCACAGGTGTTGCCTGAAGGAACTATGGTTACTGTAAATCCAAATAGATTGAGTTATAAAACCAATGTAGAAGGTATGAAAAGACTTGGCTTACTTAATATTAGTGGTCATGCAACTGCTATAATCAAAGAATTCAGAGGTTTTCATGAGAGCCACAATTATTATGTAAACTTTATGAATGTTGATGACAATGATGAATCATATGAAGATACAGGGTTCATTAATTATCAAGATGTTATAACTGTTATTGAAGATCTTTAAAGATAGTATATCTGTTGGTATGCTTTTCCTAACAAAGGAGTATGGGAGGGACTAATAATCCCTCCCCTTTTCCTTGTTTAGCTATATAGTACAAAATTTCTGCAGCAAGCTGCAATCTGAGGTAAATTTATCACGTATATTTACTAAAGATATACAAAATGTATTACCAGCTACCCAACGGAAAAGTTGTAACTATAACAATAGAACAATATCTTGAAATAACTGATCTGGATATACAATATCTCATGTCTATTGATTACGGAGAACACATTATTGATCCTTTTACAGGTTCTGCCGTAGAAAAAAATTCTTATAAAGAGTATGACTTTGATTTTGTCAGTTCTGATGAATATGACATAAATGACATTGCTGATGATTCATCACCTTTTGATGATATAATAGATCTATCAGCAGAAACAGAGTAAATTCTAAATCTATATATTTTATGGAGTCTAAAGTGTACGTTGTGGGAGATCCCACGACAAAGGCTGTTATTGTGCAGTCCAAAACAAAACCAGAGTATGGTTATGTAAAAGTTGTTCAAACAAAACAACTTGTTGATGTAAATGGATTTTTAAGAAGAATCCAAGTTCCAGCTCTTATCCATGGTTTTGTAGCAGAGCTTAAGTTATGTGGCTACTATGCTAATCAGGAACTATCTGGAAGAGTAGTAATTAGAGAATCCTTAACACCATTTAATGAAAAAGATCCAGCAAGAGATCTTAAAGTTGCAGGTGATACAGGAATTGTATGTAAGGTAAATGGTCAGCCTATTTATAGAAAGACTATTTATACTGACATGGCAACAGTACAAGAACAATTAATTCAGCATGATAATGTAGAAGAAATTAGAGAAGCTCTTAGAGCTCAGAAAGCTTCAACTGCAGCTATCAAGCCAAATGAAGAGTTTTCTATCAACGGATAGGAAGTTGTTGATTGATGATTAGGGGGTAGAAATGCCCCCTTTTCTATTTTATGATTAAACCAATGTATATTATGGAAAAGCTAAAAAAACAGGTAAGAAATTACCAACTGTATGCAGGTAAAACCTATGTACAGTATGAACAAGATGGGTATTCTGCCTATCAGAATTATCTCTACAAGAGGGCACTCTATGGTTTAGATGCTCTTACAGAGAAAGAACTTGCTACTATGTGTAGTAAGAAAAAGCAAAGGATTATTAATGTTTATAAACGTGCACAAGTTACACTTAATAAGTTTAAGCAGCAGATAACCATTAAATATTCTAATGCAATCTTTAATACTTTGTTTCCAAACAGTCCAATTACACAGTTCTTATTGGCTGATACTGAGACAGATGAGAAGTTTAAAAACACTTTAACTTTTAAAGATTTAGGTATTGAAAAGCAAGATATTATTGCTATCTTTATTGCTGAAGGCATCTTACCAAAAAACTTTTTTGATTTAAAAGATGCACCATTAGCACTACCTAGATTAAAATATGAAGTCAAAGCTTAAAGAATGTGATGGTTGTCAAAAGATGACCATTATATGGAAGAACCATGAGGGACTAAGACTATGTAAATATTGCTGGAGTTGCCAAAACCCAAAAAATAGAGATAGTTCACAGAAACCAAACGATTATAAAGTCCCTCAGGTCTCTTCTAAAAAGAAAAAGAAAGATGTTGAGTACCTCAAACTGAGAGAAAGGTTTCTTACTGAAAATCCAATATGTCAGGTCTCTGTAGCCGGCTGTATGATTCACTCAACTGATGTGCATCATAAATTTGCCGGCTCTAACAGAGATGCTTTTTATTTAGTACAATCTACATGGTTATCAGTTTGCAGGAACTGTCATGACCATATTCACAATAATCCTGCAGAAGCCAGAATATTAGGCTGGTTAAAATGATTTTATTTACTGATTAAAAATTATGATTATGAACTCAAAAATTAACATTAAGTACAGCAAAGACTATGAAAAATTCTTATTCTTAGATAATAATAGAATTTTGAACCCAGGACACGTACAAACTATGATTGAAAGTGTACGTACAATGGGTGTAATTAGACCTGTAGTATGTATTGAAACAGATGCAATCTCTGGTAAAAAACAGAGATATATTACAGATGGTCAACACTTGTTTACTGGTCTTGTAGCTGAAGGATTAGAAATTCCATACATTATACTCAATGTAGAAGATGAAATTGAATTAGTTGTTAAAATGGCAAAGATGAATAATTCATCAAAATCATGGACACTTATAAACTATGTGAATGCATTTAAGCCTTATTTACCTGATTATCAGAAGTTATTTAAGATGAGAAACAAGTATAATATTGAGCCATTAATGTTGGCTGCAATATGTACACGCGGTACCTCAGCAGTAGTTTCTGGTTCTAGATTAATTAAATCTGGGCATTTTAAGATTACCAATCCTGAATCAGAGCAAATGGCTAAAGCATTTAATGATTTCTTCTTAAAGATTGGTAGAGCTGACCGTTGGGTTAAACACCAGTTCTTACAAGTATTTATGCGTGCTTGGGGTACTTATGATCATGATAAAGCATTAGCAAATCTTGATAAACATATCAAGACTGTTAAAGCTATGAGTGACACTGGTGCTGCTGAAGCATTTATTAGCAGAAACATTTTCAATTTAACTAAATAATGGAAAGAGAAGAGATTCAAGAACAAGCATTAAAAGCAACAGAAGGGAGACGGAGATGTTCCGTAGTATTAGGCACAGGGGTCGGTAAGACCCTTGTAGGCCTACTACATATTGAGAGAAATACTAATGCTATGCAAAATGTATTAGTAGTTGCTCCAAAGAAATCTATCTTTCAGTCTTGGTCTGATGATGCTGTGAAATTTGGTAAACAAGATTTGTTAGAGAGAATTACTTTCTCTACATATATTGGATTACCAAAGAGAGATCCAAATGCATATGATTATGTCTACTTAGATGAATGTCATTCACTTCTTGATTCTCATAAGGTGTTCCTTGATGTGTATAAAGGTGGAATTCTGGGTTTAACTGGGACTCCACCTAAACACAGAAGTTCTGAGAAAGGAATGATGGTTGGTCAATTCTGTCCTGTAGCTTATACATTTAAAGCTGATGATGCAATTGAGAATGGTATTATTAATGACTACCAAATCATTGTACATGAGCTTGAATTAGATAAGTGTAAGAATTATCAAGTTCAGATGAAAACTAGGTCTTTTATTACTTCGGAGTATGATAATTATAGATACTGGGGCAATAGAATAGATTTAGGTCAAGGTCCTGCTCAGATGCTCAGAGTTATGCGTATGAAAGCTATGATGGAGTATAAGTCTAAGGAGAAGTATACTAAGAAATTAATGGAAAGTATTAACTCTAAGTGTATTGTCTTTGCTAATACTCAAGAACAGGCTGATAGACTCTGCAGATTTAGTTACCATAGTGGTAATAAAGATTCTGAAGATAACTTATTGTTATTTAAAGATGGTAAAATAAACAAACTATCCTGTGTACTGCAGTTAAATGAGGGTATTAACATACCCAACTTGAGACAAGGTATCATTATGCATGCGTATGGTAATGAAAGAAAAGCAGCACAGAGAATTGGTAGATTACTCAGACTTAATCCAGATGAGAAAGCTATTGTACATATACTATGTTATAAAGGTACAGTAGATGAAAAATGGGTTAAAGAGGCTCTTGAGGGATTTGACCAAGATAAAATAGTTTGGAGAAATTTTGATTTAAAGTTAACTTAGCAAAATGGAACTACCAGAAGATCACAGACTTATACTGTATAATGATGATACACATAGTTTTGCATATGTGATGGCATGCTTAATTAAATACTGCGGTCATGAACCACAACAAGCAGAACAATGTGCATTGGTTGCTGATCTTGCTGGTCAGTGTACTATAAAACATGGTTGTTGGGCTCAAATAGATACAATGGCTGATTTTCTTCAAGGAGTGGGTCTAAAAGTAAAAGTAAAACCTTATGAAGGCGATATGCATTGATAGCAGTAATAAACCAGCTAAAGTACCTATTGAACAATGGGTAAAAGAGGGTGAGACTTACACTATTATTAAAATAGTAAAGATGGGATTACAAGATGGTAGATATGGTGTACTACTTAAAGAAGTACAGATGTCTGCTGATTGTTTTCCATATGAATACTATGATGCTGAAAGATTTATTCTACTTGATATTAAATTACATCAACTTGAAGAAGAAAAAGAAGAAGTCTTAGAGGCAGATTTAGAATTAATATAGTTTTATGGCAGATTATACAATAGAAGACATTCTAAAAGAATGTGAAGTTCTTGCTGTGCAAAATAAGAGTGCGGCTAAGAAAAGAGA